AGATGACGAAGATAATTGGAATTGATTACTCATTAACTTGTCCTGCTGTATGTGTTGTTGATGAACGACCATTAGTAGACGACCCATTACAGAATTGTAAGTTTTACTACTTAACAACCGTTAAGAAATATGAAGGTGTATTTTTAGATGGTAAGATAGTAGGAAATCTTATGCCTGAATGGAATACTGAACAAGAACGACACGATAAAATTAGTGATTGGGTATTCAGTAAGAGTGTAGGACATACAATAAATCCTAGAGTGTTTATTGAAGATTACTCATTTGGTAGTAAAGGTAGAGTATTTAACCTTGCAGAAAATACTGGTTTATTAAAACATAAGTTATACAAGAAAGGTATCAAGTTTGATACCGTAGTGCCTAGCGTAGTAAAGAAACTTGCTACAGGTAAAGGAAACGCAGACAAAGAGAAAATGTACGATAAGTTTTACGAGGAAACAGGTGTAAATCTTATGGAACATTTAGACCAACAAACTCTCAAAAATCCTGTTACCGACATAGTAGATAGTTATTTTATAGTGAGGGGCGGCTATGACCAGTATATGGAAAAAGATAAAAAATAAAGACAGGTGGATAGGACTTGCAATCGCAGTTTCTTCCGTATTCATCTTATCAGAAGCAAATGTAGACACACAATGGCTAGGTTGGTTTTTATCAATTATAGCGTGTATGATGTGGGTCTGGTTTGGATATAGAGATAAAGATTATCCTAGAGCATTGATGGAATTGATGTATTTACTACTATCTATGAGAGCAATGTACAACTGGCTTATCTAAAAAGTCAGTAAAATCAACAAAAAAACTTCAAAAATAACCAAAAAAGTGCTTGACATACTATTAAAAGTATGGTATTATGTATATATGATGAAAAAACACACTATACAAAACACACTAAAATGGTTAGGAACCTTCACTTTGATACTTGGAACAGGTATTAATTCACTTGGAATATACCCTTTAGGCCCTCTAGTAATGGTGCTAGGAGGGTTGATATGGTGTATCGTAGGTATTATGTGGAAAGAACTATCCTTAATAATCACAAATTTGACACTTTCTATCGTTTCAATCGTTGGAATATGTTATAAATTAGGGTATTTATTTTAATAATATGCTCGTTTTTTGCTTGACAATGATTGCGAAATGATGTATTATATGAGTATGAATAAGACAAAAGAACAATTAAATAACAAAGGAGAACCACACTATGAGTAAAGTAATGCAATACTATTGGGACGAAGCTGAAAAAGCAGTAGACAAACTTTTAGAGAAATATACTAAAGGTGATATTGACTACAACAAATGTAAATCTGAAATCTTAAAAACAGATGGTATTGACTTGATGTCAATTGATGAGTACAATGTTGATGAAGTAATAGAAACTGCTGAAAACAATTCAGGTTTATTCGCTTAATGAAAAATTATAAAGATAAAAAAAGAAATAAATTTGAGAGAAAACTAGACGAATACAATCACACTATGGAATTTATTAGAACTATCATACCGATTGCAATTTTAGTTTTACAAGTAATAATCTTGGTGAGGTTGACTTAATGATTACTAGTTTTTTTATAATGATGTTTACAATGATGACTATAATAATACTATTGAGAAAGGTACTATCATAATGATGACAAAAGGTTCTAGTTTAAATTTAGTTTACGGTATTGAATACTATGATGAAGAAGATATGGAATACTTCCACATCTATCACACTATCTTTAGAAATGTTCCTTTAAGTCAGTTGAATAGACTAAACGACAAAGAATTTCAAAAAAGAATTAAAACCTATTGCGACAAACACTATACAGAAAGTGCTGTAAACGCTACAGGTAGTAGTAAAGTTGAAATGATACACGGCGACAAGTATTATGAAACTTACGAAGATGTATTTGGTGAAGATGTTGTTATAGATAAAGACAACGCTTTATTTAACGATTATGGTCAACTATGGAATGGTAGACAATTCTTTAAATACGATTTTGCACCAATGTTAACACAACAATATGAACACAAACATTTGAATAAACTAGTAGGAGGATATAAGAATGATAATTAATGTAGGAGATACAATTTTAGGTAATCACGGAAGAACTGGCGAGATAATTAATATCGGTATCGCAACAGAAAAAACTGATATTGCGGCTGAGAACGACACAAGTTTGAATGCCCAAACATATGATACAGATTTAAACTATACAGGTGCTGTTACCTATTCAGGAGAGACAGGAACACACTGGTGTTATTTTAGTCAGATTGAAGACAACCTGACCGAGAAGAATAAGAGTGATATAGATATTAGTATCAATTTAGAAAACGATAGCAAAGAGGGTAAGTAGAAAAAATGATTGATGTAATGACGGTCATTGAAGAACTAAAAGAAATCAAAGACCAACTTCAAAGTGGCAATGTACCAATGGCCATTAAGAAGGTTGATGAAGGTATTGCATATAGAGAAAAAGAAGTCGCAGACTTTGAAGCTGAATATGCACCAAAAGACACTAACAAAATGCCATTAGGAGATTTAGCAAATGATCCTTTTGACGATATAAGATAAGGAGACAATATGCAAGACGCTATGTTTACAATCATATTACTTTCTATTGTAGGAGGCGGTATGGTTTATATGCTCATTGAGTTATCATCTTGTAGAAAGATATGTAATAACTTAATGAAGAATATTAAGAGTTATATTAGAAAATCTGAAAAGAATAGTCAGATGGAATTACCTCTTAAATTTAAAAAGAAACAGCAAGTACATTACTTGACTGGAAAAAGAAAGAAGAAGAAAAGTGCAAAAAAGTAGTAAAATCCCAATGAGCAATCATACACGGGACTATCCCAAACCCTCTACAGCGCCCTCTAGGCCCCTCGTTTTTCCTAAAAATAGTGTAAAATGTGGGTTTATTGGCAGCTTGACAACTAATCAGGTTTGTGATACTATTATATCAATTAATGAAAATGGGAGGACTTAATTATGTTTACATACACAAAAGAAATGATGTTTAGTGAATTTAAGACGGCGACAATCAAAGACCAAAAAGGTAAGAAAGAGAAATACGACAATCGTATTGCTTTCTTAAAAGAAATGAAATCATTGAAGAAAGAACATCCTTCTTCTATGAGAAATATAGGTATCAAACAAACACAATTTGATAATTTGATACTTGCATATCAGGCACCTAATCCTAGAGACCACTTCTATTTAAAAGTGTTTGGTAAAACTTATGCAGAACAAAAAGCATTTGAGAGTAAACAATATGGCAAAGACAAAAGCGACTTACTTAACTAAAGATATGCGAAACCAGATAGCAAGAACAAAACATTTGAAATGGTTGAAGTCTATCGGAGTTAAGTTAGATAGTCAAGGTAGAGTGATTAACGAGTTTAAAGGTTATCCTTTTCCTGACTATTCAGTAAGACCTTCAATACCTTGTAGTAATAATATTATTGCAGGTGCTACGAAGAGAGAGGTATTGAAACCTAAATTACCTGCAGGAAAAACAATTAGTATTGCATACAACAAAGGTAACTACCAAGTTGTAGACATTGCTGATATTAAAACAATGGGAAGGAAAGTATGAACAAGATACTTATATTATGCGTAATCGTATTTGGCATATCAAGTGCCAATGCGAATGAGACAAAGACTATAACACCACAAGAGTTTGGTAATGCAGTAGTTGAAATGCCAGGCAAAGTAGTCGTTTTCTTAACTAACGAAGTTGAGAAGACAAAAGAATATCAAGCTGAAAGTTGGGCAAATGCAAAACAGCAAACTGCTCAAAATTGGGCACAACTTAAATCGTTGTTTGGAGTTAAGTAGTCAGATGGATTTTCATCTAACTTCTGCCAATGACGGCACTTTCTTAATCAGACCTATAACAGCGAGAGCTGAGGTCTGGTGGAAAGATAATGATATGAGAAAAAAATATGTAGTTGATAATACGGCACAAGACTTCTGTATTATTGATAGTAAAAACCAAAGAAAGGTATGTGATGAAATTAGAAAAAATAATTTTGATTTTAGTAATTAGTTTTACACTTGGTGCCTGTAGTACAAAACACCAAGATGTGAACAACACTAAAGGATTTAATTTTAACAGAAGTCATTTAGGTGCAGTAGTCGGTGGTACTACAGGTGCTATGACTTGTGTAGAACTTTTATCACAAGACCCTTATGTGGCGGCTGCGTGTGCTGTAGTAGGTGCATTTGCCGGTGCTGAATTACTATATGATAGTGATTATGATTTACACAATGCAGTATTTGTAGACCATTTAAACAATGGTCCTGGTAGTGCAAGTTATAGTAATTGGTTAAATAGTAAAACAGGTAGTAATGGTACTATAAAGATTAACAGAAGTTATGCACAAGGTCCTATTATCTGTAAAGAGTACGAAAGTAGTTTTAATATTAAGAACTCTTGGCCTGTTGTTGGTATCGCAAACAATGATATTGATACAAGGTTTGGAGTTGTATGCCAAATGCCTGATGGTAGATGGGTGGAGAAACGATAATGGCAAAGCAAGTTTATTCTTCACACGACTGGAGAAAAAATACAGATGACGCCGTTGTTGTTGATGAACACGGAACAATAATAAGACCTGTTAATGATTTGAAAGTCAAATTTACAGACCCTAAAAGTTTTAAACCATACGAAGTAGATGTATCAAGGCTTATTAGAGTATTTGTAAACAATCAAACAGAAATGAGAAAGAGTATAAAATGATGACACCTTTGAGAATAACTTTATATATGACTATGATTGCATTAGTTGTATTTTTTACAAACATTGCATATGCAGTAGATGAAGATTTGTTTGTTAAAGAAATCTTACCTAAACCTATTACTTACAAAGAAGAGAGCCAAGTAAATAGTGCTCCTGTAGACAAAGTATATATATCTGATACACACGAAAAGGTAGAACAGAAATTAAAAGAATGGAAACACAATGAAGACAATGGTATACTTTCTTCAAAAGTTTTAGATAGATTTGAAAGAGACGGTCAATGGTGTTTCATTAAGATTGTTATAAGAGAATTAGACGATAAGACTATTGTAAAAGAAGAAATTATGGAATGTGCTGATACTGAACACGGTAGAACAGACAAAGAAAGAATTAAAGAACTGGAGAAAATGATAGAGTTAGAGAAAGCAAAGAAACCTGGTTATTGGGAACTATTTGCAGCTTTCTATTATAAAGATATGAATGCTCCAGAATATTGTAGGTTGTATTCTCAACCTTCACACGCCTTCAAATCCTTCGGAAGAGCGTGTTTAACAAATGAGGGTAATTGGGAGAGAAGATAATGATTAAAAATATAATCATATTAGGCCTCCTTTTTATGTTAATAACAGGTATGTCTACAACGGATGTTGTTGCATATGTTGAGGAAAACCAGCTTATTGACAAGTTGAGTGAAATGTTATATAATGTAGTTAGGAGTGTGAAAAACAATGTATAAAAACATAATGAAGATAGGACTTTTAGGCGTTCTAATAATTGGCCTAAATGCTTGTTCGTCAAAGACTTATAAAATTAAGCAAGAGACAGACAAGTTAGTTAACGAAGTGCCGTCTTGGTATATGGCGGACTTTGATAATGCTAAACATTGCGACATATCTATGTGGGCAAACAATGGCATTGTCAAAACAGATGATGATGAGAAGACTTGTATCTTCGGAGTTGGTACTAGTGTATCACCATCATTAGAACTTGCGATTGAGAAAGCGAAGTTGATTGCGAAAGCAGAAATGGCTGATATTGTTGCAGGTGAAATGAACAAGAAGGCGAAAATCTTTGTAACCGAAATAGGTAAAACAAATGTTAAGACCGTGGTTACAGAAGTAGAAACAGCGATGGTAAATGTCATTGCGAATACACCAGTGAGAGGATATGAAATCTTTGCACAAGAGGTAACTAGAACAAAGAACGGTTACTATAGAGCGTGGATAGGTTTAAGACTACCACTTGGTGAGTTTAATAAAATGTACGATTACACAATTGCAGAAATTGTTGATAGTCATAAACTTAAACTAAAAGCTGCTGAAGCCTTCAAAAGTGTTGAAGACACAGCAAAGGCAAAAAAAGATGGCAAAAGCGAATAGTATAGTTGTCTACACAAAAGACAATTGTCCATTTTGTGTTAAAGCTAAGGCCTTAATTAAAGGCCTTGGTTTCAAATATGAAGAAAAAAACTTGAAAGAGTTTGAAAGTCCTGAGGCAATGATAAAAGACATAGGTAAAAATGTTAGGTCAATGCCTCAAATTAAAATCAATGACGAGTTAGTTGGCGGTTATAATCAGTTGATAGAACATTATAACAAGCAAGGACTTGTTGACTTCAAAGGGAATAAGATTAGTGAGTGATGATAAAAAGAATGATTATGAGAATGTAATTTTATTTCCAGAAAATAAGATGGCAAAGAAGCGTGTTGATGTTGACCCAAAGGCACAAGAGAAAATGCGAGACTATCAAGCTGCAAAGTTTGTAGAAACAGCGACAGATGAAATCGGATTAGATTTGATAAGAAGATTTGTACAAATGGGATTAGATACTAAACAAGATGTATTTACAAAAGACCTTGCAATGTCAATGGACGCTGTACGAGGTCTCTTGTACAGACAATTTAATATAGCACACCCTATTCAAAAGGTAGTAGACTATGCTGTTAAATTGAAGATGAATAAGAAAGGTGTGGTTACTGCTCGTATTGAATATGCGAATATGTCAGATGAGATAACAATGACTACCAGACCTCTAAACAAAGATGTATCAGATGAACTAAACGATAGGAACAATGGTATGTTCCAGTTTACAGAAAATTTTGATTTTACACCAGATTACCCAGGACAAGAAGGACCGGAAGATGATGACGATTTACACGGCGATTTTCCAGACCCGGATCCTGAAGGACCACAGAAGTAATGAATTTAGTGCTTGACAAGCTATACGAGTTAGTGTATAATGAGTACTTAATAAGGAATTTGTCTATGGAATACCATTATAATGCGATAGACCATAGCAAGTTGTCAGACAAGACATTAAAATCAAACTTGAAAAGGAGGTTAAACAATTATGTTTAACATTTTTAAATTATCTAAAGGAGATAAAACTATGGCTAGAACTAAGCTATCAAAAACAGAAAAGATTAGAAATCTTTTCAACAAAGGTTCAGATGTTTCTTGGAAACAATTGAGAAACACATACGACCTTAAATCACCGGCTGCAATGGTTGGTAAATTAAGAAACGAAGGTTTAATGATTTATGAAAATAGGTCATCTAAAGGCGTTTCATATAGAGTTGGTACACCATCAAAAGCAGTAATCGCTGCTGGTATCAATGCTGTATTCGGCAAACAAGTCGCTTACACAGCATAATGAACTCAATAGTAAGATTACCTAGCGGGATGCTTACATAGAGTTGTGTGAGGCGAGGAAAGCGAGAGTGGAACTCGCCTCCACATTTTAACTTAAAAAGGAATATATGACAGACGATAATTCAGTTGACAAATCTTTTGAGAATGAAGTACCAGCACCTAGTCCTATGGTGCAGATACCATTAAAAGAATATGATAAACTAAAAGAGAAACAGCATTACATAACAGATAAAACATTAATTGAATACATTGACAAGGTAGAATTTTTTGTAAAAGAATTGAGAAAACATATAGTAAGGACGGATATATAAATGGCAAAAATGAGAATATTTAAGTTTTGGAATGAAGCAGGTGACGAAAAAGAAAAAGAAGCAATGAGTTTGAAGAAGGCAACTATGTCTGTTCAAAACGACTTCAAAGACAGAATGATAAGTGTTGAATATATCAGTAAAAAAGGTAAAGAAATGTGTCATAGTATTATGATACCTATTGGTAGAAAAGTAAGACAAGCTCTTAAAATAGAAAAGAAGAGAGCAGCTGCAAAAGCAAAATTAGAAGCAAGTAGAAGAAGTGCATAATGATTATAGTTGATTTACACCAAGTGCTTATTAGTAATCTGATGGCACAAATGAGTAGAGTATCTTACCAGAAAGGCAATCAACAAGGTATTGCCAACAAAGAAATGGTTAGATATATGGTATGTAATTCAATTAAAGGATACATTAGAAAGTTTAGTAGTGAATACGGAAAAGATTTAGTACTTGCTTGTGATAGTGGTAATCCTTGGAGACGAGACTTCTTTCCTCAATACAAAGCAAGTCGTAAGACAAGTAGAGAAGAGAGTACAAACGATTGGGATAACCTATTTAATCTCATATGGGAAATCAAAGAAGAATTAAAAGAGAACTTTCCTTACAAAGTAATCGCTATTGACAATGCAGAAGCAGATGATATTATCGCTACCATTGTTAAAATGCAGACAGAAGACAAGTATCTAATTATATCAGGCGATAAAGACTTCAAACAATTACAGAAGTATAGTAATGTAAGTCAATATAGTCCAATACAGAAACATATGGTTGTTGAAGATAATCCAACTAGATACTTACACGAACAGATTATCAAAGGCGATAGGTCAGACGGAATACCTAATATCCTATCAGCAGATGATGTCTTTATTACAAAGACAAAACAAAGTCCTATTACAAAGAAGAAACTAGAAGAGTGGTCGCAGATTGACGATATACCACTAGGTTCAGAAACAAAGAAATATTACAATAGGAATAAGAAGTTGATAGACCTAGACCAGATACCTAACGCTATGGTAGAATCTATTATAAATAGCTATAACGACTATGAAGTACCAAGTAGGTCCAAACTACTACCTTACTTTATAGATAATAAACTGAAATCGTTGATTGAACACATTAATGATTTTTAATATTGCAATATTAAGAGGAAAATGAAATGGCAAATGAAAATATAAATCAAAGTATGAAAATGGCAGCAATGTCTTCTTCATCTATGGCTCTCACTTACCACGAAATCCTAACTAAAGTTAACAATGCAAAAGACAAGGCAAAGAAGACAGAAATCCTACGCCAGTATGATAGTGTCTCTTTGAGACAAATACTAAAAGGTGCATTTGACCCGAAAATACAATGGGACTTACCAAAAGGTAACCCACCATATCTTCCAAATGAAGCGCCTGTAGGTACTGAACACACTTTCCTTGATTCCGAAGCAAAGAGACTTTGGCATTTCGTAAAAGGTGCAGACCAAAATCTATCCAAAGTAAAAAAAGAAACTTTGTTTATTCAAATTTTAGAAGGTTTACATCAAACAGAAGCAGAATTGCTTATTGCTGTAAAAGAGAAGAAGTTAAATAATATGTACAAAGGTCTAACGGCTAATCTTGTAAAAGAAGCGTTTGGGTGGAATGACGATTTTGTTAAGCTAGAAGCATAACAATACAACGGTTTTAGGGTATTTTCCATACTAAAAATACCCATATTTCCCCAAAATAAGCTCATTTTTTGCTTGACAATGTACCTAGGAAGTGATAGAATAAATAATATTAATGATTGAGAAAGGTATATAATGAAAAGCTTGATAAAAACGATAGTATATGTACTTGCATTTTTGTATTTGTCTGGTGTAGCATTACACTTAACTATGCAGAAAGCAAAGGCAGATGACTATGTTGTGGCGACTAGTGCCCACATCATAAAAGAAACGGTTAACGGTAACATTGACCATAGTGCTGTGTTGAAGTCTGAACTTGAAAGATTAACACACTCAATGGCAATAGAAATGACTTTTGTATTACAGAAGCATTTACCAAATATATTAGAGAGCATTGCTTCTGATATTAGAGTTAACGGTATAGATAAAGTGTACAAAGAAAGTCAAACAAAGGAGTAGTATGTTAGAAAACTTAATTTACTCAATGGCTGACTTGGTTTCTCTTATGAAGACCTTGGCGCCGATTGAACTATGGGTGATTATACTTGGTGGTATAACATCATTTTTGATTATGGAGTATAGTGATAGAAAAAGACAAAGAGACGAAAAAATCAAAAGATAGGGAGAACAAACACCAGTGCCGAAAGAAACTAAACCTAAATCAGTTAGGTATGCAACTTTAAAGAAGAGAGTAAAGGCAGAATATGAGCATACTAGACAATACAAGACTACCTATAAAGACATTAAGAAAGTCTTTCAATGGATAAATGAGGCAGTCTTTGACGCCAAACTTGCACCGTTTAATGAGATAACGATACGAGATTTGAGACCGATAAAATGTTTTGGTCAGGTTACACAATGGGAGTGGAAAAGAAAAGGTACACAATCGTTTCATTTAGAAATGGCAGACAAGTATAAGAATAAAAAAGAATTCATTAGTACATTGGCACACGAAATGGTCCATTTGTATCAAATGAGAAACGCAGGAGATAGTGGTAATCATAATGCTCTATTCTATTCATTTAAGAAACCAATGAGTAGAGCAGGCATAGATATGATTTAAACTAATATAACATTATGGTGAGAAAAGTGAAAATAGACTACAAAGAGAAAATCCGTATAACTAAATTATGGATTAAAAGAGTATTAGGTGTATCAATGTTATTCTTAATAACATATGTAATAGGTACATTTAATCCTAATACACACTCTACAAACAAATTAGCAAAAGAATACGAAACAAAATACCTAGAACGACTAAAAGAGTTAGATTTAAGAGAACCAGAATTTACATACAAAAATGATATACAATTTGTTAGGGCAACTCATAAATGTATTGACTTCTTAAACTTCTCACAACCAGATGTGTTTAGAGTACCATACGAAATGATAACAGCACAGGCTGCTTTAGAGAGTGGTTGGGGTACAAGTAGATTTGCAGTTGATGGTAATAATCTATTTGGTATTAGAGTATTCAACAAAGACTATCCACATATGTTACCATTAGGTATGCCAAAGTGGAAAGGTTGGGGTGTAAGAATATTTGCTACGAAGTGTGAAAGTGTAAAAGAATATGTTAGGTTGATGAATGAACACCCAGCCTATGAGAAATTCCGTAAGTTGAGACTAAAACAACTTGCAGAAGACGGCGAAATGGATCCAATAGAGTTAATTAAGACATTGGATAAATTTAGCACAACGCCTGATTATGCAGCTCGTGTAATCAGTATTATTAAAAAAGTGAGAAAATTAGAGGAGAGTAAATAATGGCACGACCAAACAATTGGGAAGACGAAAGTTATAATAATATCAAAGAAGATAACAGACCGTATATGGATCCGTATCTGAAAGATATGATTGAGAAAGCATTTAAAATTTTTGATACATTGCAGAAAGGTAAAGCAAAAGTCTACTTCACAGGTTTCTGGGCAGCAGATGTAATGCGTTGTTTTCCTGGTAGGCAATCAAATAAAATATTTAAGAAAATGCAAGTAGCATTAAACAGAAGTGACCTACAATTCTTTCAAAAGAAGTTAGAGTATGTAGAAGGCTTTGAATATATAGTAAAGAGAAAGTAATATGGGTATATTAGCATTTTTATCAGCGATTAGTATATCAAGCGTAGCTGCTTTGTATAGTATATTAGGACTTGCAGCCATTTTTAGTGGTGCAAAGATACCTATTATGATTATGGGTGGTGTGTTAGAGGTAGGTAAACTTGTTACCGCCTCTTGGTTATATCAAAACTGGAAGAACAAAGACTTACCTATAACAATTAAATACTACTTGACAACTTCTGTAGTTGTGTTAGTGTTTGTTACCTCTATGGGTATATTCGGTTATCTATCAAAGGCACACCTAGACCAGGTTGTACCTACTTCATCTAATACAGCGAAAGTTGAATTGATTGATAAACGAATACTACAAGAAGAACGAATAATAGAACGAGCAGAAAATACCTTATTGCAGTTAGATAAATCTATTGAAGTATATCTAAAGAATGACTATGCGACAAGAGGTTTAAGAGAACGAAGAAAACAAGAAGAAGAAAGAAACGAACTTAAACTTACAATAGATACAGCGATGACTAACATAGACAAATATATGTTAGAGAAGAATACATTTGAATTAGAACAATCAAAAATAGAAGCAGAAGTAGGTCCTCTAAAATATATTGCTGAACTGATATATGGAGACAATGCAAAAGACCACTTTGATGAAGCCGTAAGGTGGGTAATCATTGTATTGATATTTGTATTTGACCCTCTTGCAGTATTACTATTGATTGCAGCCAACATATCTCTAGCACAATGGTCTTCAGGTAGAAAGAAGAAAAAAGACATATCATTGAGACAACTTGATTTGAAACTTGCAAAAGAGAATGCTAAACATAAAGAAGCAAAGAAACAGATTGACAACTATAAAGACTTCTTTACGAAGTTAGCAGGTAAACAATTATCAAATGAAGACTATGAGAAGTTTTTTAAGATACTAGGTCATAAAGAATTAAGAGAAATGGGTCTGGATCCTGATGAGATTCGTATTAAAATGGACCAAGTATTAGACTGGAATGCTACCGAAGTAAAGGAAATGCCTTCAAAAAACGACAAAACATTAGTGAAATCAATGCTTGACAAAGATAACTAGGAGTGATATAATATGACTATGATTTACACAAAAAAGAGACAAGAAGAACTTGTCGCAAATGCAGCTAAAATGATGAACAATGCTACCAATAAATGGGCAACTATGTTCTGGACTGGCGTCTGGAAACAATTGTGTATTAAATTCGGAAAGGTTAACTAGTGAATATATTTGTATTAGATAAAGACCCTGTAATTGCAGCCAAGATGAGTTGTGATAAACATATTGTAAAGATGATACTAGAAAGCGCTCAAATGCTATGTACAGCAAAAAGAGTTGCAGACGGTGAATTGTATATTGCAAAAACAAAGAACGGTAGAGACATCAAAAGATGGCGACTACCTAATTCTAACGAAGAGGCAATTATCTACAAGGCAGGTTGGTTAGGTCACCCTAGTACTAAATGGGTAATGGAATCTGCTTACAATTATACTTGGTTGTACAGACACTTCAAAGCATTGAACGAAGAATTTATGGAAAGATTTCCTAAAAACAAACCATTAGGTCATAAGTCTTTTCAGTTGCTAGGTGATATTCTAAAAGAACCACCTCTTAATGCAACACTAAACAAAATTGCAACACTACCAACACCTGCTATGCCTGAAGAATGTAAAGTCTTCAATGAAGGTGTTATTGATGTAGTTGCAAGTTACCGTAAATATTATATTATGAAAAAAGTAGACTTTGCTAGATGGTCACATCCTGGTAAAGCACCTGAATGGTTTACAGAAGGAGTTGCTAATGCAAGTTGAGTATGGTTTACTCTTTTTTGTAATCGGTATGACGGTTACGATTGTAGGTTTCTTTATAGCCTTTCTTGTTGCGACATACAAACCAAAGAAAGCAACAGATGAAGATAACGCTTTAACACAATATCATAAAGATATTATAAATAAAAAATAGAATAAGGAACAATTATGATGATAGAAACATTAGTAGGAAAAACAATTGTACATTTAAATAATATACAATTGAGCCATTGGCAAACAAAAAGTTATAGTGAACACGAAGGACTTGGTGAATACTATACAAAATTAAATACTCTAAACGATAGACTTGTAGAAACATACCAAGGTAATGCAAATACAAGAATACACATTGAAAGCGGTCAACACACATTACAAAATTATCAATCGTGTGACCATACGGTATCTGAAATCGTACAATACGGACAAGATTTAGCGAAAGCGTCTTATGACTTATCGCAAAAGAATGAATTAAACCAGTACGAAGATTTACTTTCTATACTTGAAGATATGGCAGAAGCAGTATCACAAGTACAATTTCACTTGACATTGAAGTAGAACATAATGCCAACATATTCGTTTAAAAACACAAAAACAGGTGAAGAATTTACTGAATTAATGGGTATTTCTGAAAAAGAGAAGTACCTAAAGAAGAATAAACATATTCAGCAGATGGTCACTTCTATAAATATCATTAGTGGAACAGGATATAGTAGTAGACTTAAAAACGATAGTGGATGGAAAGAACTTCAATCAAAGATTGCAGAAAGAAATCCTGGTACCAACTTCTCAGCCGAACACGGCAAAAGGTCTATCAAAGAAATAAAGACGAGACAAGTATTACAAAAACATAAAATATTACCGAAAGATTAAATGAACAAGTTATTACTAATATTGCTATTCGTCCTTACTACTGGTTGTAGTGCAAACCTATCAAGTTTGTTTACGGTAGGTGGTATGACTAGTGCAGTTGCAAGTAAGAATAGTGCAAGTATGGCGTATAGTGCTTTTGACTTGGGTGTTATGGCGACAACAGACAAGAACATTAGAGAACACGCTTTAATAAAACTTGAAGAGAGTAAAAAGGAGGACCTTGATGACTAAAGACATACCAGATTATATGCGAGGGTTTGATTTAAATGACGAGAGTTGGGGTGTAGGACCTGCTGTTGCAGAAGTACCTAAATCTGAACCAGGCATTGACCCAAAGAAAATAGATAGTCAATCTGCTGAACTATCTAATATTAAAAATGATGTATCATCTATAAAGTCAGCGATGAATGAAATTATGCAGATAGTTGCTGAAAAAGATACTATAACAAAAGAACTAACAGATGAAGATGTTGCGAAGAGATTTAAAGATTTAGAGAAAATCGTTTTACCTTTTCTATACAACTTATCTAAAACGGAGGAACCTTATATTCATTGGCCAAATAGAGGACCAATTATTAAGGCACAGATTGAGAAGATACTAAAACTAACAAGGGGGTAATTTATGTCCAGTAAAATGGCACACAAAGAACTGAAAAAGGAAGTGAATGTATTAGAACAAGTAAGAAATAATGATAGAAGTTTTGAGACTTGGAAACAACTCAAAGAAGGTAAGAAACTTAAATTAAAGGCAAAGGAAAAATTAAATGAAATTAAGTAAGAATTTTAGTCTGAAGGAACTAACTGCTTCGCAAACAGCGGAACGGAAAGGTATTAATAACAATCCTAATGACGACCAAATTACTGCTATGCAAAAGTTATGTGAAAACATCTTACAACCAGTAAGAGACCATTACGCTACACCGGTAACGGTATCAAGTGGATTCCGAAGTGAGGAATTATGTGTATCTATTGGAAGTAGTGTTAACTCACAGCACGCCAAAGGTCAAGCGGCCGATTTTGAAATTTTTGGGGTACCGAATGCTGAACTAGCAAAATGGATATCTGAAAATTTAGATTTTGACCAATTGATATTGGAGTACCATAAGACAGACGAACCTAACAGCGGTTGGATTCATTGCTCATATAAGTCTACTACAGACAATAGAAAACAGACTTTAAGAGCATTTAGAAACGACCAAGGTAAGACACAATACGAAGAATACAAACCTGCTTGAGCGCTTGGTGAGTTTTCTAAAGACGATATAATTAATATGTACGCTAAAAAAGGTTAGGTGCTTGACAAATGTATCGTGTGATGATATAATAAGTGATAATTAAATAAGATAAGGATTAATATAATGGCTAAAGAATTTAAGTTTGTTGATTTGAACAAAGACCTACTACCAAAGACAAAAGGTCGTAGACAAAACGGTGTTCGTTTTTACGAAGTTGACGGACAGAATTATCCTTCTGTAACCTCTATTTTAGGTATCAGAAAAACAGAAGGTCTAAAGAAGTGGCGAGAAAGTATCGGTGAAGATGTCGCCAACTTTGAAATGCGAAGAGCCGCAAATCGTGGTAAAGCAACTCACAATCTAGTAGAGAACTATATCAAAGGTGAAACACCTAGTGAAAGAGGTGTACTACCTCTTGGTCTATTCAGGTTAATGAGACCCTACCTAGAGAACATTGGTGATGTACACTTGATTGAAGAGATTATGTACTCTAAAGAGTTAACACTTGCAGGTCAAGTTGATTGTATCGCTCAATATAGAGACAAACTTTCAGTAATTGATTTCAAAACTGCCAACAAAGAAAAGATTGAAGAGTGGATTGATAATTACTTTTTACAGACAACTGCCTATGCAATTATGTATGAAGAGATATTCGGTACACCGATAGAACAAATCGTCATATTAATCGCAGGAGAAGATGGTTCTATGCAAGAGTGGATTAAGAAACCAGAAGATTACAAACCACAATTGAAAGAATCAATTGAAAACTTTTATAAATATTACGAGAACAAAAAGTTAGAGACAGCGAAATAAATTACATTAATTGTTTCTAAAACAAAAGGAAACAATGAAAAAATTATTACTCGTTATTATGTTTTTGATGACAAGTAATTATGTAAGTGCCGATAACAATATATTCTATAACAGCCAAGCACCTATGTTGTGTACTACTGCCGTTCAAATGAATGAGTTTTTAGACGCAAATAAAATGAAACCACATAGTGTTGGGTTTGGAAGAAATGGTGGCACTAAAGATGGTGATATAGTTTATGCTATATCTCATTGGATAAACGAAGATGGTCAGTTAATGGCCATTATTGAGACACCAGCACAAGGAGAAAAGTGCATAGTGTACGGAATATTTAATTATAAGGAAGTAAATGTACAAACTGATTAGTATTATTTTTATTGCAAGTTTAATAAGTGCTTGTAGTATAAAGGAACCAAGAGTTTCTTTCGGTAAGAAATGTATAGAGAAAGGCAATAGCATTGCATACTCATATGTTTGGTTATACGACAAAGAGACTGGTCTTTATGCTGACGAGAATACTTGCGATAAGATTAAAAAGGATTAATTGTTGATGGTGGTGTAAGAACCGGACTGGACTCGGGTGCAACTCCCGACACCTCCACCATAAACACACTAGTAGAAGGAGAACTGCTATGTTAAAGTATTGGTTATATCTGTGGCGTAAGTATCGCTAGTGTTTTTATGGGGGGTGTGTTAGGATTGACAGACGCAGATGACCCATTGGAGATTAATAGTTGGCGAACTCAAACGCAATTTTAAATGGCGAAGCAAATTTTGCCCTTGCTGCCTAGTTAATAGGTAACGGAGTTTGAGAGGTACTTGGCAACAGAAACTTCTCGTTTTCAAAGGAGAGATAAATGAAAACGGTATTTTTAATTGTAGCAATTCTGCTGAACGCAGAAGGAGAAACTTTTCCTAGACATCACGCTGCTTATAAGTTTGATAGTCTACCAGAATGTATGAGTTTTGTTAATCAAAATCATAATGGTTTATATGGTGGTCTTATGTACAAATTAAGAGAAGAAGGTGATACTTCACAGGTAATCAACATAGGTTGTGCTGAAATGCCTGAAGAAGACGCAAAAGATTTTATGGAAGAATATGAAATTAAACCTGGTATTGGTGCTTGACAAACCCCTTTAGTTATAGTATAGTGAGAATATGAATAGTAAACAATTTAGTTTAGAAATAGAAGCCTTCAAAAAAGAGAAGAAAACATCTTATATGGATGCTATCGTTCTTTATTGCGAAGAAAGAGAGATTGACACAGCTACGGTCGGTCCATTAATTAACAAAGCATTAAAAGAGAAGGTTGCTTTAGAGTGTCAGAAGTTAAATCTGTTACCTAAAACAAGCGAACTACCTGTATAATGTATGGAGGATTTGATGTATTTAAAATTTGGTTGGGTATTAAACTTCACTTTACTACCGAAACATATGACTATATCACATATGGAGGTAAAGTCAATTGCAAATTAGAAACATTTACAAAACGAAATGACAAATACTTCTTTCACAAACTTTCTAAAAAATATAACGCAGAAGAAGCAGTTGACTTCTTTGTGTCAAACTTTCTACACCAAGATAAAGCCTGGATTGGCAATCTTGCTAAGTCTGATGGCCACGATATATACTTTGATTACAAGAAGCGTAAAGATAGTTTTACTTATCAGTTTAGGAATGAGTGTAATAGTATTAGGAATAATATGGATAATAAGCGCTTGTCTTTTGATGACCTTTTTGTGGTTAATGGAGGTCAACATCCAATCTTTTTCAAACTTCTACTATCTAAACAAATATGTTATGAAACTTTTGTGGTCTTTGAAGAGTTATTGGGATTCACTAGAAAATGGAATAAAGAAATTGAGGAAAAAGTAGTTTGGCCTATCTATGCTAAACGACTAAAGAAATTTGCACCGTTCTTACGGTACAATAGAACAGAAACAAAACTGATTATGAAAGAGATATTTAATTGAGTATGACAGAAGTATACAAGAAGAAACTTGATGATAAGATTAAAGAATTAAATAGTACCAGAGTATTTAAAAAGATAACACCAAAAGGTGATTTATCGTGGTACATTAAATGGATTTCTAGTGTTATTATTCTCACTGGAATGGTTCTAACGGCAACTAATATACACCCTTTGAACCTCGTATTTCACTTTTTAGGTGTTGTAGGTTGGTTCATAGTAGGTATGCTATGGCACGATAGAGCATTAATTATGTTAAATGCAGTTGCGGCTGTGATATTTGCTATGGGTATGATAAATTCCTATACAGGTGCTTGACAAAAGGATAAAGAAAGTGTATAATGAGACTTATGTTTGATAAAATTGTTTATGGTATTTTAGATACTATTGTAAAAACTGCTGAAACTTTACGAACTTGTTATAGGGAAAGAAGACTTCCTAAACAATGTAGAGAAAATTGGGCAAAAGGTTATAATGAGTGGAAAAAGAAGCATAAATAATAACATATATTATTATACATACAAATATACAACAATACAAATACGAAATACATACAAGGAGAATAAACTATGGATTTTGAAAATCTAAAAAATAGTCAAAGTAATTTTGACAAATTGACGAAACAAATAGAAGCAAACCTCAATCCTGAGGACAATGCTAAAACTAAAAACAAATACCAAGACGACAGATTGTGGAAACCTGAACTAGATAAAACTGGTAATGGTTATGCTGTGTTAAGATTTTTACCAGCACCTCAAAAAGAAGAAATGCCGTGGGCAAGAGTATGGTCTCACGCTTTTCAAGGACCTGGCGGATGGTATATTGAAAACTCTCTAACTACATTAGGTCAGAAAGACCCTGTGTCAGAAGAGAATACTATATTATGGAACACAGGTGTAGATAGTGATAAAGAAATTGCTCGTAAGAGAAAAAGAAAATTATCATACTACTCAAACATCTATGTTGTGAGTGATCCTAAGCATCCTGAAAACGAAGGCAAAGTTTTCTTATTTAAATTCGGTAAAAAGATTTTTGATAAGATTACAGAAGCAATGCAGCCAGCGTTTGAAGATGAAAAACCAATTAACCCATTTGATTTCTGGACAGGTGCAAACTTTAAACTGAAAATCAGAAAAGTTGATGGTTTCTGGAATTACGATAAATCTGAATTTGAGGCTGTTAGTCCAATTACTACAGATGATGAAGTCATCAAAGGTATCTGGAATAAACAATATCCTCTTAAACCATTCCTAGAAGCAGCAAATTTTAAATCTTATGATGAACTTAAAGAGAAGTTTAATCGTGTGGTTGCTGGTTCAAAGAATACCGAGACTGCTAGTGAGATAGACCTCCCACCTACTACTAGTAGAGCACCTGCAACAGCAGCTGCTTCGGTTCAAAGTAATGAGGCGTCTAGCGTTGAAGATGATGATACATTATCTTACTTTTCAAAACTCGCTGAAGACGAATAATCTCTCTCTTTCCACATTACTTTAATGGCATTGGGGTCCTTTCTGGACCCCTTTGTTCTTATAAATACTTCTAAACAAACCACTACATTATTCTACATCACATATTGAATTGCATTAAAAGGAACTTATGCAATTAACAGATTTACTCAAAAAGAACATAGTAATGATACCAGTCGTTGCCTCAATATTAGTTGGGTCATTTACAGGTATCAAATATGTAATTAATCTTACAGATACTATAAACGCAAATTCATCAGCATTAACTAACTTACAAAGAGACTTAAAAGTTGTTAAGGACTCAAATACAGATTTAAAACAGCGTCTATCCAGAGCAGAAGGTACTTGGGAGATGGCAGAAAATCTATATAGAGAACTAGCAGAAAAAGTTAGAGACCAGGCGTGGGACATCAAAGACCTTAACCGTGATGTGAACGGTAACTAATATGGAAGTGCTGAGGATGGACTTACGGTTCACTTTTTTACTTCTTGCCCTATTAACGCTTATGGCTGTGTTTATGAAACCAGCACAAGCAAGAAATGAATACCTAAACTCTTATTCTAATAGTTGTAGATACGGCGATGTGGATGTTCGTATAGAAACAGATAGAGGTGATACTGATTACATTTATGGCGATAGTGATTATGAACAAGAAAATAATAGATTATCATTAACCTTTCGTAAGTATCTCGGTGTATCTAAAAAGATGTGTGATGAACAAAACAAAATATTATTAGAGAATGAAAATTTAAGACAAGAACTAGAAATGCTTAAAGTTTGTCAAAGATATGCAGACAGACCTCTACCACCACAATTTGCAACGGTAGAAAAACATTGTAAAGGTTTAAGAGCA